TATAGTTTTCCGTCAACTTCGTAAGAGGTTTTCTGTACTTCATTGATCTTGATTTCATTAGACACGGTATGTCTCCTTCTGTTTGTTTGATTGCTCAGCTAGTTTGGATTCTTCTATAGTGGGTATGCGGCGCGCCCACGGCACTTGCCGGGATAACTGCCGCCTCGGGTGTGCAGTTGTTTTAGATTTTGTTGCTCATAATTATTGCTCTCTGGGTTGGTTTCTATCTGCAATCGGTCAGACTGCATCGTATGTTTTATCAAAAATTTCAGGCTTAACTGGGTAATAGGTTCCCGGCGCTTCGTCCTTTACTATCCAATCACCAATCCTCGCGATCGCTTCGTCACCGTGGATTGTCATGAACTTGAGTACGGGCACTCCGTCCTCGAATCGGGCATAATGATTGCCGCTCATCCAAGTAAAAACACGGTCTTTATTCTTGTGTGTAAACTGCTCGGCTTCAATAACTACTGGCTTCTTTTTGAATTTCATTTTTAATTCTCCTCTAATCCGCGTTTGCTAAATTCATTTATATAATTACTGAAGCCCATATAATCAAGAGCTTCCTTGTCTTGTAGATGATCCTCTTCACACCACATCTCATCTGCGTCATGCCCGCCCCCGCTCATTCTAGCGTTTCCAACCTGAATATTTCAGTTTCCAGTTTGGATATTTCCAGGCTAGTCCTTTTATTAGCATCGTCCAAACGCTCAAGCAGCCTACCGGCAGCCTTCTCGTCCTCGGCCGGCGGTTATCAGGTTGCGCAGCCACTGGGCTGCATACGGGTCTGTCTCATTGTAGTACGCCGCCATATCATTTCTCCTCAGTAGCTCTTGCTCAAGCTCTTCTAGCCGCTCGAGCCGAGACAGGCTTGCCGATGGCGGCCAGATAGCTTGCCACTTGGGGGATGGTCATCAGCTTTGCCTGGATGCAGTCGGTGATGAGGGTGTCTATCTCCGGCCAATCACGGCGCTTGCGCCAAAGCCGGTTGTCGCTGGTGGCCAGGCCGATACGCTGGGCCGTGCCTCGGCATGAGATGACCGAGCGCCCCATCTCGTCGGCTATATCGGCGTAGCGGTGGCCCGCGGTCAGGCGGGCCTCGAGCAGATCGTAATCGGCTCGTGACCAGGGCTTGGGATGAGACATTGCGCTTACCTCATAGGGTGGTGGTGATGGGGCCTGGCGGCCCCGGGTGGGTCAGTAGTTGATCGTGATGGCCGGCACTTCGCCCCGAGCGATCAGCGTGATGGCCTGCTTGGCGAAGTCTTCCGGCATGCCGCCGTCGATCATGGCTTGCAGGGCGGCGCGGTTGACGCGGGCGCGGTGGTCTTTGTCGGCCTGGCGCCTTGCCGCCTCTTCCCGTTCGCGGCGCTCGGCATCCAGCCGTTCCTGTTCCTTGCGCTGGTGTTCGGATTCGATGCGTTGACGTTCGGCCTCCGCTTCCCGGCGTTGCTTATCGATGGCCTCTTGATGCTCGCGTTCGCGACGTTCAGCGGCCTCCTTGGCTTCCTGCTCACGACGTGCCACGGCTTCACGCTCAGCCTTGGCCGTTTCCTCGGCCTGTCGCTTGGCGCGTTCTTCGGCCTCCCGGGCGATACGCTCTTCGCGCTCCTTCTGCTCGCGGGCGGCCGACTCTTCATGGAGACGGGCAAGCTCAGCCTGCTCGGCTTCGTGCTGCTTCTGCTTCTCCAGCGCCACGCGCAGGGTGGTGACGACGGACTCCTTGACGCGATGCGCCTCGGCTTCGTATTCCTCCCAGGACTGATCGACCTTGGTGGTTTCGGCCTGCTCCAGATATAAGGCGATCATTTCTGAAGTCTCGCCATCGGCAAGCGTGACGTGAGACCTGAGCGCCTCAAGGTACGATTCATGCTGCTCTTTCCGATGCTCCTCTGCCGCCTCCCACTCATTCAGCGGCCCGCGCACCTCGTCCCGCCAGCCGTCCAGGGTGTCGCGCCACCGCTTGCGCTCGGCGTCGATCTTCTTCGGCAACTCCTTGAGGTCGGCGACCAGCTCCTTGCCCACGCCGTCGATGGCGGTCTTGCTACGGGCGATCTTGTGCGCCATGGAGGCGTAGGCCTGGCGGCCCTTGTTGGTGTCGAGGGTGGGCGGTGAGGACAGGAAGGCGTCGAGCTCGGCTCGGATGGTCTCGAGGTAGGGATCAAGACCCTGCTCGGCCTTGAATACCTCGAGGGCGGTTTCCTTGGCTGGCACGGTGACCAGCTCGGTGGATTCTTTCTCTACTTTCTCGGCGACTGCAGACATGTCGTTCTCCTTGTTATCAGGCGGCCTCGGTGCGCAGCATGGCCTCATAGCGCTCGACCACACGGCGGAAGGCGAACAGGTCGCGCTCCAGTTCGCCGATGTATGCCTCGTTACGCTCGATGCGCCGGCGGAATAGCTCTTTCCCGACCGGCTCTAGCCAGGGGCAGTACATGATGAAGTCGCACCACTGGCGGCCGGTGATCCAGAGACCGCCCTGTATCTGGTCGATGTACTCGTCAACGGCGCTCTCGGGATCGCTCCAGGTGTCGCCGATCTTCTGGCAGTTGGCCGGGCACTTGATCTCGATCAGGCCGTCGTCGCCCACCAAGCCGTCGCTGGAGTAGCCAAAGGCGCGGTCATCGGTGAGGATCAGGCCTTTCTCGCTGGCCAGCAGGCCGGTGGCGGCCTCGTAGGTCATGCGTGCCTCTGGCTCCAGCTCGGTGCCGCGACGCATCTGCCAGGTCTCGAAGGCGGGCGATACCGGCTCGCCAGCGATACGCTCCAACGCCACCTGCCAGGCATACTCGATGGCCTTGGCCGCCGGGTCGCCGGCTTTGCCGTTCTTGGTGGCCCGGGTGAGCGTGGCCCGGGCATCAGAGAAGCGGCTGGCGGTAATCACGCCGGCACGCGCTTCCAGCCATGCCTGGCTGCCCTGGGGCTCGTTGATCAGGATGGTCATGCGGTCTCTCCTTCGTAGGTGGTGCCGGTCTCGGTGTCGGGCTGGGCGGCCTTGAGGTCCGCTCCACGCTTCTCGACCTCGGCCTTGAAGCGGTTGTAGGCGGCCATGTCACGGGCGGCGCGGATCTCGGCGATGCCGTCGCGCCACACCTGAGCCAGGGCGTCGGCGCTCTCGGCCTGCCGGGCGAGGTCCAGCCACTTGCCGGCCAGCGCCTCGTCGGCTTGTGGCCCGCTGGGTGCCAGGCCCTCGTTGCCCTCGGTGTTCAGGTGATGGATGGCCTGCTCGAGTTGCTCGGTCTTGGGCCAGAACTTGTAGGCCCGCTTGACGCAGGTCTTCTTGGCCATCTCGCCCCAATCCGTGACCCAGGGGCAGGACTTCTTCTTGTTGACCCAGGCCTGCCAGGCGGTCGAGCGGTCGCGGATGGCGTTGACCTCCTCGACGCTCATGGTTTCGGTGAGGTAATCGCCGTCGCTGGTCTTGACCACGACGTAGACGCCGATCGCCTCGCCGCGATCCTTGCCGAAGGGGTTGAAGCTGTGGGTCGGCGGACGGTCCATGCCGTTGAGCTCGAAGCGGTCGTTCTCGTGCACCAGCTCGGCCTGGGCCCAGCGGATAGCGCCGCTGGCCTGGGCCAGGTCCATCAGGCCCATGTAGCTGATGTCGAGGCAGACCTTGCCGTCCCTCGGCACCAGGTAGGCTTGCTTCTTGGCGGGGTTCAGGCTGATGCCGATGGCGGCAATGTTGGTCACCGCGTTGACGACCGACTGCCGATTGCCCATGGCGATCTTCAGCATGTAGTCGTTGGCCTGGATCGTCTGGACGGCGAAGCCGGCCTCTCGCTCGAAGTTCAGCCCCGGCTCGCTCAGGACAGAACAGAACGCATCGCGCGTGTCGTAGATGTCCTGGCGAATCGTGGCGATCGCGTTGGTCATGATGTTATCCTTCTCTTGATTCATTCTTCCGGTGGATCAATAGGCCCTGCCCAGCTCTCACCCTGGACAGGGCTTTCTTATGCGGCCTCGCCTTCCTCGGCGCGGTACTCGGCGAGCAGCCGGGCCTCGTCGCCTTCGGTCAGCTTTCTCTCCAGCCATTGGGCACGACGCCCACGGCGGTCGAGGATCTCGAACTCGAATTCTTCCGCATCGGGTGGCTCGAAGTAGTTGCCGGGGCGATAGCCCTGATAAAACGTCACTCGGCATTGGCAAGGGATGCCGGACACGCAGGTATTGAATGTCATGCGGCCTCCTGCTTGCGGTGGGTGGTGATGAACTCGCCGACCTCCTCGCGCAGCTTGTCCAGCGTCAGGTCGTCATCCACTGGCTGGGTGCTGGCATACAGCACGCGCGGTCCCTTGGGCTCTTCCAGATAGACGCTGATCAGCACGGCGCCGCCAGGCTCGAAGCCTTCCGCGACGCTGGCGTACATGCCGGTGTGCTTTGGTATCGACGCGACAAGGCCGCGAACCTGATCAATCGTGGATGTCTCGTTATTCATCGGTGATCTCCTCGGCGACTCGACGCGCCGCAGCCGGCATGTCTTCCGGCGCTACCTCGGTGACGGTGACGCGGTACATGCGGCGGTTGATGATCAGCAGTTCGCTGGCGTGCACCTGGTTGTGCTCGTGCAGCATGAAATGGATCACGGCGGCGTGTGCCTCGGGCCGGGTAATCGGTGGTGGTGTGATAGCGGCCATGTCAGGGCCTCCGTATCTGGACGAGTGGTTCCTTCACACCCTGGCGCCTGGCGATGTACTCGGAATAGCGGCGAGCGTTGGCGGCTTGCAGTGCCGTCAGAGGGCCGTCTTCCTGGGTGCGACGGGCGGGGGCGATGATGGCGTTGTCTGGGCGGCGGATAATCGGCGGCGGCCCAATGCCGAGCCGGTGGCGGGCCATGTCTGCGCTGTTCACGGCTTCCTCCTGTCTGCTATCCACGAAAATGCGGCAAAGCCGACGATGACGATCGCCAGCAGCTCGAGGGCGAATACCTGCGCTGGGTCCATTACTGCCAAACCTCCTTGAGCTGCTTGGCCTGGCGCATCTCCTCGAGGCGACGATCTATGTCAGGCCGTCGGCGGTAGTGGCTCGTCGCTCGCTGATCGGCTTGAATGCGTTGCTGATGTTTTGTAATTGGCTGCATATCGCCTCCGGGTGTAAAAAAGCCCGGCGAACCGGGCGAAGGAGTTGCGTGTTTGTGCCGGCGTATTCCGGCCCACCGGCGGGCTCAGGGCCGCACTGCGCAGCGGATCGCGTACATCGGTGATGACCTCGTACTCGCTACTCCGGCCGTCCACATGGTTGGCTTCGCGCCAAGGTCATCCCGATGGCCACTGATCTCGCTCAAGGGCGGGCGCCTTTCCAGCCGATTGCGATGACAGCCAGTCCGGATCGTTTTCGTGTTGGGCGCGGGCTTCCCTGGTCGCTGACTCAATCGCATTGCCGGCGGTCTTCGGGCCATTACAACGCCGGTGGTGCAGCCCTATGCCCTACTGAATGGGCACGCCCGGCGAGGTCGATCAATTCG